CAATAGACCTTTCATACAGGCTCCTAATGACAGGCTCTGTAAGTCTAATCTTGCCAGCAATAACTTCTTTAACATTGTAGCCCATACTAGCCAATATCTTTTTATTGTCCTTGTCGGCTAAGTTAAAGCCAATGCCAATGGTGGGATTGCCTTCGGTGTCTTCGTAGGCGTATTCACGGCTACCTTCGTGCAGGCGCACTTGTTCGTATAAGCCTTGCCCAAAATCTGGGGCAGGAGCAGCTTGCTTGGTAGCTGCAACGGCAGCCATTGGAGCTGGCCCCTGCTGCGGGGCAAAGTTTACATTAAACATTGGTTGGTTCACTGTTGTGTTATCTGCTGAGTATTCATCTGACCAACAGTCGCAGGCTGCGTCCCAATCTTTCCTATCTGGGCGTTTTGCATTTGCTGCATCTGGAAGATGTATTGGGCGTGATACTTTTCAAGACGAGCTTTGAAGGCTTCGTCTTGCTGCAACCGCTGGACAACGTCTGGCTGCTGGGCGTATTGGGTGATAACTTGCAGCGCGATTTGCGCCCCATTTGGACGGGCTGGCATTTCAATAGCGGACGAGATTTTTGTAAGGTCATCGGTTACTTGTTTGACAATCTGTTGCTGTGCTTGCTCGGCTGGCTGCAAGATAGCGTCGGCCAACATTGGGTCAATTGCTGCGGCAGCAACGTCCAATAGAGCATCCACATTAATGCGGCCATTCTTGTCGAGCTGCAATAACGAAACAAGTTGATTAAGTTTCGCTTCTTGCGTTTCTGGGTCAGTGTTGAGGACATCAAAATTAATCATGATGTCAAAGTCCTCATCAGGATTGCCTTTATCAAACTTCTGCGGGTCAGGCACACCTGTAACACGGAAGAACACTTGTTCTGGGCCAAAGCGTTGATAGCACTTGAATGACATCTTGATGACATCGCGCACATGACCCAAGAACTTATCCACAAAGAACTGCTGCTTAATAGACGACAAAGGATTTGTTGGGTCTAGGCCAACAAGATTGTCAGCCGTCTTGAGTTGTGTGTTCTCCATCTCTACAGAACCCGCATTATATTGCGGCACAGGGCCAAACTGGAACTCACCAGCGCGGCGATAGGGAACGTAACGCCCCGGCCCCCAGTCTTTGGGTTCATTGCCCACAGGGTGTAGCACAGGAGGCAGGGTAGCCATGCTGTTGCGGTCAATGCGGCTGTCGCGTTCTACCTTCACTTGCCATTGAATACCACGCAGCAAGTCAGAAACATTCTGTGTATCATACAGACGTTTGCTGTTTTCAAACAGCCGTGTAACAACCACAGGATAATCCTCGTAGCCATTCATCAGCTCAAATTTGGCATAAGCAGGCACATTCTGCGCCTCTTTCTTGCGGTCTAGGTCACGATGAAATACGGTGCAGTAGATACCTTCGGAGTTGTCTTCTTTGTCAATCAACCGTTGGTAGCCATACACCACTTCAATGAGTTCATTGGCCTCATAAATTTGTGTGGTGAAGCCATAGTTACGGCGGCCATTAAGTTCTGTTTCAATCGCGTTCACTTTAATCCCGCGATAATGCTCAATGACGTAATCCACCCATTCTTTATCCCAGCCCTCTGTGCCAACTTTGTTCTGCAACTCTTGAGCTGTGTAGTAGGTGCGCCAGAAACAATAAGGCGAACGCTGTGGGTCTGTAACGTAGGACGGGAAGAAAAAGTCCCCATCAGGGCTAAGAGTTTTGACTAGAGGACAGTCAATCTGGCGGCGTACAACAGGAATCTCAGCAACACCTTTCTTGCGGAGTTCATTCAATGCACGCTTGGCACGTTTATCAGACACTTGAGGGTAGACAGAGCGCAGCATCTCAATGAGCTGGTCATCAGCGGTTCCCTCTAGCACAGCTTTGGCTAGATTCGGGTCGGCTTGAGCTAGTTGCGCTAAGTCTAATTTTTGCAAGTAGGTGCTGTTCTCACGTTGCCAGCCTACATAGGTGATGAGAACGCCACGCTCCAATAAATAATTGGCGGCCAGTTCCATCTCTTTCTTAAAACGAGGAATGTAAGAAGACACCATCCACTTCAGAAAGCTGCTTACAATCTTGGCGCGGCCAATGTCACCAATCTCTACAGGATAGGCGCGAATGTTAGCGCGAGACATGGACGAAATAAACATAGAAACATACGCATTGATGCGCTCATCAATAACGTGCGCCTCTGTATCCGCCGCACCCTCCCAAGGAAACGCATCAGCCCCGTGCTTGCGTAGGTCGCGGCTCTTGCCCGGCCAATAATTACGACGGTCATCATAGCTAGTACGGCAAGTGTCAAAGAAGCTACTTAGTTCATTAACTGTTTGCTCATACGCATCGCGCAGCACTGTGATGTCTGGCTCTTTGCTGGCGTATGTCAGGGCTTCTTGTTTGTCGTTATTATCCATTTAATTGGCGGGTTCTAATATCGGAAAGAATTGTGTGGGAATATCCTTTATACACCCCAATCTTATCAGCCAGACTACCGGGCGGGATAGGACGAGGGTCAGCAGTGAGGAGTTTACAAAGCATTTCAAAGCCAAGGAGTCTATCTACTTGCTCTGAAATCCAATCGGGATTATTAGTTATATCCCGTGAGGAGCGCATGGCGGTAGGTTGTCCCAGTGGCATCAGTGATAGCGTGAATTGGAATACGCTTATTCAACAGTTTACCACGCAAGCGGCGTGGGATGGCTACAGGCTTTTTGCCGCCAATCCCTACAATCTCACAATACACCCAATTGGGATTCTTGGCATTAGAAAGCACCATGCCTATAAATTGATTTGGCACAGCCAACGGGATGTCAATGGCTAGACGAATCTTGGCAATGCCAGCATCGTTAAACCATGTGTTCTTACCAACGCCCTTGTAGTCTGTCTCGTCGAGCTTATTGGTTTTCAATACCATCAACTCATTAACAGATACGTTTAGTTCCTTAGCCAAGTCTGTGATACGAATAGCACTCATTTAATAGCCTCCTTTAATTTTTTGTACATCATACTTATTTTCCTTAACAAATTGGATTCCATCAATGGCAGCATAACGGCAACAATCGACCGGGTCTTTGTGAGCTTCGTCGGGGCCGCCTTCGGCTGTGTATTCTTGGAACGCTTGGATAATGTTTTGACAACGGTTGGATACATAAAGGTGTGGGCGATTAACGCCATCTATTGGAATTTTTTTATTATAAGCCATCTTGCTTTGGAGGGCTTGGATGCCGTCCTCAATATCAAGTCCGGGCGCAGGAACAAACGTCAGGCCAGCCATAGACAAGTCTTCGATGATAGAAGAAGCTCCGTCCTGCCCCTGATACTTGGCCGCACCTAAACGTGGGTCAATCAGCCGTTCAAAGATGTTTTCCTTACCATCAGACTCTAAGGTAGTGATTAGATTAACATAGTCCTTGATGCCATAGCCTAGCCCCTTAGACCCTTCGCCGCCAATCCATTTGCCGCCGTGCCACTTAGCCCAATCTCCCACAGAAACGTCAGGCCATTCCCGATAGATGTAATACGTCTCTGTCTCGTCTACGGCTATCCAGCACATGAACCAATTCTTGCGACCAGCAGGGTCTAGCACCATGTACCTAGTGACGTTTATCCTAGGAATTTTTTCGTGGGGTATGACATTTACATCCGTACTAAAATTAGGGAACTGACAGCTAAAGCTCTTGGTGGGAATACCATACGCACGGCACAGGATTTCTTCCTCTGGCCTATTAGCTAAGTCTTTGGCAATACGGTCATAGCCGCCAAAGGGATTGTCCTTGGTATGGAAGTAGATGACGGCGGCATTACGATTCTTGGAATGTTGGATGGTGCTTACCAAACGTCCTCCAAGTAGTTCTGCTGGTTTGCTTTCTATTGTCGTAGCCCCGCCAATGTAGTCGCGCACCACCTCCGTGTATCCATCAATAGGGGTGAACGTCACAATCATCTTAGCGTTGCGGGTAGCCAAACGGAATCTAAGGGTGTTAAGAAGGTCTGGCCCAATCAAGTATTCGTCGCACCATGCCCCAATATTAACTACCTTGGCATCCCTGCAGCCCAACTCCGCACCTTCCAAGATGGTGTCGTTGTTCAAATACTGGGCATACGTCTTGAAAATTATTTGCGACAGGCTATTAGGCAGAATCAAACTCCCTTTGCTAAAGCCGTTCTTTCTTGTGTAGCTAACATTCTCCTCAGCCCCTAGCATTTTCTTTCTATATTCTTCTGGCAGAGCATCATAGATGGCACTCTGCTGTTGACGGATGGATACGTCGGCGTTCTGACTGAAGCACATAATGACGCTGCCGTGGTTCTCAATCGCCGCCTGCACCACAGCCCTAGCCGCATAACTTGTTTTACCAGAACGATTACCGCCGCTAATCAATATCTCTGTGAACTTGGCAAGCTGCTGGTCGGCCTGTTTCCAATGCGGCAACACAAAGCCATACCGATAGCTGTCCCGCTCGCTGTTAGCAATCGAGGAATGATATATCTCCCACAGCTCCAGCAACTTGCTAGGCTCCATCTGCGCCATCTCATCAGGCGTCGGCGGCTGCAGAACAGCGTGTGGTTTCCAACGTAGGCTCATGCGGCGTTATCTGGCGGCACTACAAAGCTCTCCACAGGAATAGCATCCTTAACCAAAGAAGCCTTAGCAGCATTGATGGCGGCAACAGCATCCTCTAAGGAAGGCTTACCAGACCTATGCTCCACAACTACCTTAGCCTCGCCCAAGCTCTGTAACGCTTTATCCATAGCAATACCATAGGGCAACACTAGGTCGCGGATGTTCACTTTCTTCATTGCCTCCTCATCATTTGCTAACATCTCAGCCTTCTGAGCAATTAGTAGCCGCATCTTCTCCGCTATTTCAAACCCATCTGCTGCAAGCTGCTGCCTACGCACATCCATAGCCACCTCATTTCGCGCCTTTAAAGAACTAATGGCATTAAACGATAGGCCAGTCTCTTTGCGTATCTCCTCAAACGTCCATCCCTGACATAGCCTCTCTAACGCCAACACAGCCTCTTTAGGACGTTTTGATTCCGTAAGCGCACCATTCCCCCCATGCG